CTTTGCAACTTTTGGATTAAACATTTTATGCAATGTTATTGTGCAGTGCTCGTGACGTTGTTTTGCTTTAAGTTCGTCTATTTTTTCTAATAAAGCACTTCTTCTTACAGCAAATAAGTGATGCCCATAAGAAGGACCAATAAGCTTGCCGTTCGTTAATATCAATTCTCCAGCTACTACTGCGTTATCTTTCTCTTCAAATTGCTCTACTATTGCACGCATGGATCCTTTTAGGACGTAATCGTCTGAATCAACAAACGTACAAAATTCATGATTCCCTAATAGAAAGGCGTTTGCTCTGGAAGCAATGATATTCCCTTCTATTCCTTTTAAGACATGAACCGTACACTCTTCATCTTTAAGCGACTCTAAACATTCATCAAGCCATTCTTGTTTTGTTCCAGAATGAGTAAGTACGTGTACATCAATCATAGTACCTCGTATGTTTTAATAAAATCTTTCCAAAAGGCAATCTTTCCAAGACTATCATCAATGAATATATCAGTAATTGGTCCGTATCCTCCTCCTGTTACAGACGATATTGATGGAAGCGCTGTTGTTAATATTATATTATCAGACGTTACTCCGTATTCTGGAAGTGCTCCTGATAACGTAATAGCTTTTGTTGTTTTGTCGTAAATTAGAGTATATTCAACTGTATCAAATGGATCGTATGCTGCTTGTACTACTGGATCACCAGGATCAAATACAGGGTTGTAATGATCTCCTCCAACCCAATAAGCCTCTATATCAAATTTTCCAGTCGGTACTCCAACAAGTAAGCCATCTAACGTTGTTACTGTCAGTCCTAATCCTTGATAATCACTTTTAATATTAAGAATTACGTTGTCTGAAGCATCTTTAAAATCATATCCTTGTATTCCCCAGTCAATAAATGAAGAATAATATACCGTTATTTTAAAAAATAGATTTTGATCAAAGTCAACTACTGAGATATCCGTGTTTACAGAGCCAAAAGGAAAATTATCATTAAGACTCCAAAAACGTGCCATTTTACAATCCTATATTATTGCTTTGCTAATGAAAAAATGAATTCATCAATACTGTATACGTTATCTACTACTACATTAGGATTCATTATTAAATCAGCAGCAACAGATCCAACAGATCCGTCTAATCGTACTGCTGTTATTGATTCGTCGTCAATATCTTCTCCATTTCCTTTGAATCTAAACCAAGTAATAGTTCCTGTATCCAAGGCTATGAACTTCCATTTATCAAATATTGGTTTTTCAATGTATGTATTTAATGGTGATTGAAAGTTAAGTCCGTTATCTGGAACTCCTTCAATGAACATACCACCATCGAGCGAGACAACCCCTAGTAAAGCACCATAAGGTTGAGCGTCAGCGTCTGATGGTTGAGATCCACCACGTAATTCAATACGACCATTCTTTAAAGCTTTCTGAAAACCAATCTCACCGAGCATTGCGTTTACCAAGCCAGTTGATAATCTTATAGCCATATATGTACTCCAAATTTATTCAGCCAATAAAGTGACATCAAACGTGTCAATCGTTATAGGTTGACCAACTGTTAAATTAACATTTCCAAAATTGAAGTCTGCACCAATCGTTCCAACGCTCATATCCATACGTGAAAGCGTAGTAGAAGCTAATCCGTTATCAACAGCATTTGCTTTGAAGCGGATATGCCCAGCAGTTCCAGCAGCAGTCACTGTTAATTTCCATACTTCATCAGTAGCCTTTCCGATAACCCCATCAACAGAAGTTCCAAAATTCAATCCATTTGTAGGAGAACCAGGAGTAAACGTTCCACCGTCCACAGTTATATACCCAAGAACCACACCAGTAGCAGCAGAATTTGCGTCTGTTGGTTGAGTTCCAGTTCTAACTTCTGCAACGCAATTTGCAAATGCGTTTTTTAATCCAACCATTAAAATTTGATCTCTCAATTCTTTCGATAAATTGACACTCATATTATTCTCCTGTCCTTTGATTATAGGGTTTTGCCCCGTTTTTAATTGATACTATATAATGTTTTAAGCCATTCTTTTCTATAATTGCACCACTCGCATTAACACCAGAATCAACACTTAATTGATTATCTGTTAATAATCTAAATGGCAGTGCAGAGCATAACCCTAACTCTGTCCATATTAACACGTTATCAGATCCGTTTGCAATAGTATCTTTAATAGCATTTCTTCCTTTTATAGCACCGAAACTTGCGATCTCATTTAAAGAAACTCCGTCAAACGAATATATAGCCTTATCAGTTCCAATTATTAAAGCAGTGCTAACAGAGGTTAGTTGAACTACTTTGGAGTTGATAATAATAAAATTCTTCGATAAATCAAATAAATGGATCTGCATTGGATCAGACCAGAATATTGCTGTCTTGTCTTCAACTTCATCATACACATAGCAATATAGCGAGCCTTTCCAGTATTCCATAGCAGTTACACCACTTGGTATAGAAGACTTGTTAAATGTGCTTAATTCAGCACCTAATGAGTCGTAATTACCATATAACGTTACACTTCCACTGTATGCACCAGCATAACCAAATATAGTGCTGTTTGGATAGCATACATACACGTTTGCATTGTCTGGCAATCCACTGATAGATATGCTGTTTCCAAATTCATTTGTAAGCTCTATTTCAGCAATGTTTTGGCAACCCGTTTCCATTCCATTAGGTAAGTTGGTTGTGTAAATAACTTGAAACAACCCATTAGGAAGAGATCCAGTTGATCCGCTTAGCGATGCTTGACCAGGCATATCCCATTGCAATGTGTCAACGTATTGCTTATTGATTAAGCCGTAATCCGTTCCATTTGCATAAACAGTCCAATCATTTACTTCACAGAAATGCACTGTATCTTTATTAGAAAGCGTTTTAATATCCGTATACGTAGTAGCAACACTTGGATCCAGAACTTCTTTTAAAATACCATTATCAGCCAAATACATTCTTTTAGAAATCTTATTTACAAAAGCACCATGATATGCACCAGTCTTTACAAGACTCGTTCCAAGACTATTAGTAATACGACCAGAATCCGATATCAATACGTTTTTAGCCTCATATAGAAACTTTTCATCAAGAGACATCGTATCCGTCTTATTATTAAGACCATAATTAAATTTTATGACAGTCGCTTTTTGTTTCATTATTAAAATCTTCTATAGTTGAACTTTACAGTTTCATCAACGCTTCTACGCTGTTTCTTCCATTGTTGTGCAGTCTTTGCAAATCCAAAGATCTTTACAAATTCGTTATCAAAGAACGCAGCCAATTCAGGTCTTGATACTTCTGCATCAAGTTTTTCATAACATAATTTGTAAGCATAGTTCAATGCTGGTTCTATCATGGCGTCTGGAAAATCTACATCAACTTCAAGGTCTGTAATAGTCGTTGGAAGTGCATAACCCTCTATGACGATTGGTACGTCATCAGTGTCTGGAGAACCACTTAAATACATTATGTCGTCTTCATCAACATACCAGTATGTAACATAACCAATCTCTACACCATTTGGATAGGACTTATCAAAATCTTCAATGCTTATCTCTTTAAGTAATCTACCATTATAACGAACCTTTGTGGTTCTATAAATCGATCCAGTGCTGTATCCGCTTGTTCCAGAAACAGAAGGAACCGTTAATTTAACTGATATGATATTAGAACGTAATGCTGCTGTTTTAAAAGCCTCATTGATATTATTTAACAATTCATCGTCTGACCATAATTGAGTAATGCCATTATCTTGAATCTTCAAACGCATTTTTGATATTAAATCACTTCCATTCATAGAAACTCCAGTTATTTATAGTTCTTTTACTTCATCAAATATAGCGTATACTTCTGCTTTCAGTGCTTCTATTCCAGCTTTTCTTTTAACTTCATTGACATTAGGTAATCCATTTTTAGTGAAATATCCCTCTTTTGGATTTAATATCATTTCTTTAATTGTTTCTTTTAGCACCGAAGTACGTTCAAATGATCTATCTTCTACTTCATCATCCTTATACATAAGAACATCAGCACGTGCAAGACATTCATTTAGAAATATTGTTTCAATTGAACGCCATTCGTCTCTAATAATAATAGTGTGACCAGACTCTAAACATATACGCACATCGTTTCCAGATTTAGACTTCATTTGCATAACACACCCCTTATTATTATTTGATACATTTATATTACTTGAAAGATATACAATAATCAACACATAAAAAAAGCCCACCGTTAGGCAGGCTTAATGTATGCAAAGTTAAAATCAAGCAACTAATGCTGTGTCAACTGCAATCAATCCAAAGTCTTGTAAAGTGTCACCATCTTTAGGAGATTTGAATTGTGGTTTTAACATTCCAAACATAGAGCGGATAGCGATTTGTTTGATGTTTCCGAAGTCTTTCGTATCTTCTCTCCACTCACCCTTGTCTTCAACAGCAGCATAAGCCAAAGCAGTTTTTCCCAATAACAAAGAACGAGTTCCGTCAACTAAACCACCAGCACCCCACTTGGAAGCAGCAGCTGCTCCTAAAGTCGTGTGAACACGCTCAGAAGTGTGAATTACGATACCGTCCATCAACACTGCATCTGCACCAGTGAATATAGGATTGTCATTTCCACGTTGTAAAGCCGTTGTTAAAGCAGCATTGAATTTAGAATCTAACTTCAATAAAGCGAATGTCAAAGGATGAACAACTAAAATATAAGTAGATTTTCCACCAATATTCAAAGGTTTAACACCGTGAGTTTGAGCATAAGCCTTTAACTTAACAATCATCTCATAGCTTGGTAAGTAAGCAGCAGTAACAGTAGAGGTATCTCCAGTAACTAAAGCAGAACCAGTATAAGTTAAATGACGCTTGCTGGTTGGCACTTTAACATCACCAGCATATTGCAATGCTGTAAAGTTTTGTTGTCCAGCAACCACTGTTCTTGCAGATCCGTCATTGTCAAATCCATAAGTAATACCAGAAGCTGTATTGAACATCAAAGAGTCAATAGTAATAGCTAACCAATCAGATAATGCTGTCAAAGCTTCTTTACGGAAGTTGATAACAGATCTACGATCATCAAATTCACCAGTTGTAGACAATGCTTGTCTTAACTGATCAATCTTGATTTCTTCAAATTCAGCAGATAAGCCTGCTTCGTTTCCGTCCATAGTGTTGTCACCAACAACACCAGTAGCATCCAATCCAGGAACTAAATGTAAGAAAGCACGAATTGTCTTTTGACCAACAATAACGTCTTTAACATCAGCTACAACTGCGTCTGCTCCACCCATAAAACGTGTCCAGAAGGACTTTTCCATTGCTAAACGGAACGCTTCATTTTTGTATGCCTGTTTTTCTTCTGGCATTAAATTAGCAAAACTGGTTTTTACACCCATGATAAACTCCCTAATAATATATAATATAAAAATAATTTGAAACACAATGCCATTAAGACATTAACGCTTTTATTATTTAGGGAGCGACCCCCTGCTAATTCTTTTACGCCAAAATTAGAGGGCTATTACATAAGTTATAGTGATTAAGGCACTTAAATATAAAGATAACATATAAAAAGTATACAAATCAATAGATGAAATGCAAAAAGACATAAAAAAACCGCCAATTAAGGCGGTTTGTATATAAAATAATTTTATTTAATCAAATCCAAGTAATTTATTTCTTTCTGCTTGTGTTAATTTGCCCCATTGCTTCTCACTTAATGATCCACTGGATTCGCTTTTATATCTATCACCAACACCAAGATTGCTTGCTGGTTGTTTTGAAGCAGCGTCAACAGCTTTCTTCAACTCTTCTTTAGAACGCTCTTTATTGGCTTTAACGTCTTTTGTAGATTCAACAGCCTTTACTGGCTTCTTAACATCTAAATCTTTGAAAGCAACGGATAAAGTATCCATAGCCTTTTGTAAAGCCTTTGCTGGAGGCATAGTAGCTTGATACGTCAATGAAAGATCTCTAACAGCATTAATCAGCTTGATATCATGCCCAGGTTTATTAAGATCTAATACAGGGTATTTTTCTATATAGAAATTAGCAACCGTATCCATTTCTATTTGAGCCTTTTGAGCTGAAAACGTGTTATGCAATACCTTGTTAGTCTCTTCAGTCTGAATACGCTTTTCTTCTTCTTTGATCTCTTTACGGATCTCTTTAGCCAATTTAGTATCACCGACTAATAAGGCGTCCATGTAAGCGTCTTCCTTTTCATCCAAGTCAATCGCTTTTACGTCTTCTTTTGTAGCAACTGGTTTTTCTTTCTCTTTTAAAAGACTTTCCAATTTAGATGATACATCTTCTAATTGGTGTTTTAATTCGTCACGCTCTTTCGTTGCTTCATTACGTTGTTTTGTAACTTTTGAAAAACGATTTACAGGAACAGAATCTGATTTATTAGAAGTCTTTTCTGGTTCAGCCTCTTCTACTTCGTCTGGTTCGACTCCGTCTTCACCATCGTCGCCGTCATCTGTTTCTTTTGTATCTTCAACAGTATCTTCTTCATTTTCAGCAACAACTTCTTCTTCGTCATCTTTTTGAGTGACTTCTTCTGTAACAGTTGCTGGATCTTCTGTATTCCACTCTTCATCAGCAAAATATTTTGGATCGATAGGTTCATGTGCCATGTTTACTCCCTTTATTGTTATTAATTATTATCTACTATATTAGCATCATTTCTCAAAGTTTCAATACCCTGATTAACACCATTTACACCACTTATCGGAGGAACGGGTTGCATTGGGTTTGTGTTGGCTGGTAGGTCATTGCCTAGTTGATTCCCATCACTATTAGCAATGGATCCGATTCCATCGGCAGATCCATAAATAGGAGCCATATCTAGATCTTTAAATCCAGCACTTTTCGCAGTAGTGTCTGCTATGCCTGCTATTGGTGCATTCATTGCAATAGCACCAGCAGCTTGAACAGCACCATACAAGCCTTTAATGTTCGTCTCAAACGTCTTAGCACGGATGTTCTCAGACTCAACAGCAACCTTGGCAGTCTGTGCCTTCATCAACTCTGCTTGAGCCTCTACCATTGGATCTGGCGGTTGTGCAGCAGAACGTTTAGCCATAGCAGCAACGATTTCTGATCTGTCTGAAATGTTTGATTTCATAATGAAGTATTCATCAGGAATGTTGATACCTAATGCACGCATTTCTAACATTTGTGTCAAATCTGTTGCGTCATAAGTATCCTTAGCAGGTGTTTCACCAACCATTACGTCATAATCACCAACAGTTAGATCATTTAATATCGTACCGTCCATCTGAACTTGGTTTACTTCGATAGCAGAAAGAATTTCTTTCCCAGTTTGTGGATCCATTTCAGTCATTCTGATAATGCGTGGACCAGTCATATATTTTTGCGTTAATTTCAAGATAATCTTTGCGATTATGGATCTGGCAAACGCTAAATTGGCTAATGGAACTGCCATTTGTTGTTGAGCAGCGAATTGCTTTGCTTGGATTGCAACGCCAGACTTTTCATCAGAGTGTTCTCCACGTGCTGCTTCTGGAACTGTAGCGTCTCTCACTGCTTTAAACGTTCTATCTAGGAATTTATCAATTCCGCCTGGTACTTGATTGACTGGTATTTTTTGTGGAGGAGTGTCACCCTCATATTCCATTACCAATCCTGTTCTAGATCCCTGTTCCTTGAGCTCTTCCACGTCAAAGTTAGTAAGCGATCCTTTTTTAACGAAATATCCACCATTAGCAGTAGCACCAACCACATGAATATAAGTAGACATAAACTTGTTTAATGCTTCTTGTGGATCAATCGCATTCTCAACCATACCTTGAGTCCAACCATTTCTGAAAAATGGAGCATACATTACTATGGTGTAATGATCATAAGGCGATGTTTCATCTTTAACTACTGTGCTTTTAGTAGCAACAGTCCATCTGATACGCTTCATCATACGCTTTGTAACAATAGCACCACGTGCCACCATCTCTTGAACCTTTATTGGGTCGTATCCTTCTATAACAACGATGTCGTCATCATCAATAATTACTACATCTGTTAAGGTATAGATACGCTCTTGCATTTCAATCAATCTGTAACGCTTAATGCCAACGTCATCAGTCCAAGACGCTGAATACATACTAGTGTCGTTACCGAACCGATTGCGTTTAACAGAGTTATCAGCAACACCAAAGTCATTATCTGGATCTTCGTTGTTCTCAACTTTTGAGCGTACTGATTTACCATAACCCATCTCAATTTCATCAGCAGTCCACCATTTAGTGGTAAGAACTCTTGCCCAATCTTCAGGATCATTAGAATTAGCGTCCGAATCAATCATTACATTCTTTGGATCCAATACCGTTATTCTGATTCGTCCTCTAACGGATTTGGTGTAATCCATACGAATATCCCAAAATCCTCTACCAGTGATCATTCCATCACCGTATACTTGACCCTCTAATTTATGGTAATTGTTTTCATCCGTAACAGACTTTGCAACACGGTTCATTACCGTTGCATTCGCCATATCCGAATCCCCACCAACAGGACGATACATAATATCCATCTTATTGTTTTGATGGTATGCCAACATAATATCAACACCCTTGCGAATTTCATTAAACTCATAAAATGGTCTTCCTTGTGATGTTAAGTACTCTTTGTCATCGTCGGTCCATTGCATCCCTCCACCCCAATACATCTCTTCACAACGCTTTGCTTTCTTTGCCCAAGCCGTATGCCCACGTGATTTAATATCTTCATATATAGCCCAGATTTGAGCAGATCTTTGTACGTCATCGACAATCTTTTTATCTTTCATTATATTAATTCCGTTATTTTATATATTAAGCACGACTTCTTGAAAATCTATTCTTAATCCCCATCTTAAATTCTTTTACCCAATTAGGAGTCTCTTCTCTTGTAGCAGATGAATAGCGTTTCATCATAATGGCATAACGTAATGCGGATATAGCGTCATCGTCATCTTTTACAATTTGACCCTTTACTCTATGATATTGCCTTATTTCGTCTATCAATTCAATACACGTAGTAAATATCTTTAATCTACCAGTATCAAAGCGATCTACCATTTCTAATATCGTTGCCTCTAAACCATGCCCACCACTATCATCAGTAGCACGAACATCCGTCATATTGAAGCCAGCCTTTTTGTAAAGAACCGCTAGTTGTTCACCAGAGCCTTTATCGTGTTGAAGACCGTCATGAGGATATGCAACCTTGGTGTCGCCTAGCCAGTGTTTAGTAGCTGCATAGACCATTGGAGGTGTCTTTTCTTTGGCTCTATAACAATTAGTAGCGTATATAACGTCATTAAATTCATCCCAATGGATCTCTACCACCGCTGTAGGGTGATTCCAACCAAAGTCGATTGCAGCAAGTTTTCTAAAATGTGATGGCATTACAAAAGGTCTTACAATAACACTATCGACGTTCATAGAGAACACCATACCATCACCGAACATAGGAGTACCAAATCCACGTGCGTCTCTTTCATGTGCTGGATATTGAGCTAAAACTTGTTGTGCACGCTCTGCACTGTAATGCTCTACGTCATAAATACCCATATTCACATAATTGCGATACGGATTATCTGGTTTAGGGTAGAACTGTTTAACAACAGAAGATACGCCCTTCAATGGAGTAAATGTCATGTATACATAACCATTTCTAGCAATTGTTCTGGTAACAGCCTCGGAATAAACATCATGTGGAGGCTCTTCGTCAAGCCAAACCAGATCAACAGTGTCTGCTTGCCACTTACTAGGACCTTGATCATAAGAAGCAAACTTTAAGACAGAATTTCCACCAGATACATGCTTGACGATAATAGAATCCAAAGCATAGGGAACGCCAGCCTTTTTAGTAGTAGACACAATACAATCATAAGGAATAGCACCTTTTCCCCAGTCCATTTCATCTTCTGGCTTTCCAACCAAATTACGTTGAATACCCTTGGTGGTAAGTTCGTTTGATTCCGATCCGCAAATCGCTCTAATAGCACCACTAAAACGTCTACCAGTCCACCATATCGGATACATACCAGTTAAATGATATGCCATTTCAAATGCACCTGCTAGGGTTTTCCCTAATTGGTTACCAGCTATAAATAGCACCTCGTTAAACGTACAACCCATTGCGTGGAATAACTTTTGTTTAGCATATGGAGCATAACGACTTAATAGATTACGATCATACTTTAATTGCTTTACACGTTCAGCCTCTCGCTTTTCTTCTAATAATTTAAGCAAGCGTTTCTTCTCACCATCTGGAAGAATATCTACGTGTTTTGATAGAATTTCGATTTCTTTGTCTTTGACTTTAGACATGATTTACCCCTTATTATTGTTATTATTATTTCAAACATATATATAAAATGTGCTAATGTCAATAACACATAATATATTGATCACTTTTTGAATATCTTATTGTAGGCATAGATAATTAAACCAACACCAATCACACATGGAACGACTACCATAAAATAGAATAATGCTGTTAATGCGTCAACTAGATTTCCCATTCCCATAGCAATCCACATTTATTTTATTGGATGTATTACCCACATATCGTCACACAATCTTCTACGATCACTGAACCACTTCTGATCCATCTTGAAGTATCCGTTCTCACCCCATTCCTTACCCCAAGAGTTTCTGACCCAAATGAATTTGTCAGATGATCTATCGTCATACCCTACAGCCACAACAGCATGCCCACCAACAATAGAATCTCTATCAGTAGGTAACCGAACGATATGCCCATCTGTATAGTCTTCCGTTTCGAAATAATCTGGAACTGCGAATCCAAAGATCACTGGCAATCCGTTAGACAACGCAATCTTTACGTCTTTAAGCGTAGTAATGCGTTCGTATCTACTAATCTTTGGAATAGTTAATTCTGCTTCTTCATAGCAGTAATCAGTTGGTTTAGTTGCAAACTTGGTAATGTCATATTCCCAAGACGATTCATTACAGCAACCATGTTTGATAAAGCCTTTAATGGCATCTCTAATCATTGCACCAGCGTCAATATCTACTGTGCCTTCTAGAACTCTGGCTTGGTAATACGCCATCAATCTAGACAGTGGATCACAATCTAATACGATTTCTAGGGCTGAAGTAGTTGCTTGCCCAACGCACGAACCAAGTGAACCCTGATGCTCTATTGGATTATCTGTTCCTAGTGGAGATACATGATCTGGAAGACGTACACCAAAAGTAGATTTAAAATATTCGTCTCTATGATCCGAGACGTCTGGAACCCAACCGTAAACACGTTCCGTCATGATTAATATTCCGTTAATACAATGACAGAATACCAAGTTTATTGAATGATTGGAAGAGCCACTTATAATATAAAATGTAACGTTACATTCAGTCCACAACCCGCATAAACATTAGGTTTTTATTTGGGATCCACATCACTGATGTCTTCAATCATCAGTTCACGCATTGGTATTTGTTTGATTAACTCTTTGAGTTCCATGTTAATCACATCCAGACTGCGGTTTTCTGTCTTTATCTCTTTTCTGTCTATTATCAATCCAGCCAAATCGCTTTTCAACTTAATGGCTTTTAACCAGTTCGTCTTATCTTTGGTGTCTCTACACCACTGCATACCTATGTCGATCTCTTCAAATGCGTCAGCAATTCCATAGTTGAATGCGTCTTTGGACTTTCGAGATCTTAAATCTTTGAAATAATCGATGGCAAAGTAGACAATTTCATTCTTTGAGGTTTTAGAGCCATTGGATATCAGCGTGGTATTCTTGTCTTCCATACGATGGTAAGCAATCTTGTAGCTCTCATTTTTAGGAGATCCGCTTGCAACCAGGAAAGCGAAGTACTCTTGTTCCCACGTAATCTTCTTATTTGAGAATTTATGGGCAATACGTGCACGTAGATCAACCGATTGTTCATATTCGATACCACCATGCATAACAGCGTTAGGAATGCGTTTAACATCATTATCGGGCGTGTTTTGATCATCTGAATTTTCGTTTACTTCTGGTTCCATTTTTATACCCTCTAATAATGTATTCTTATGTGCGATGTTTCAAAATAATCTACCATTTTGATAACACGCATTCTCTTCTATTATGGGTAATATATCATCAATATACATGGTTTTCAACACCATAAATAGCAATACCCATATACCGAGTATTTCAAACCCCCGCCGCAAAATTTTAGACACTCGTTTAATGAATTCTGGATAATAGGCGTATGCCATCAGCACCATTAGCACTTATGTGGTTCAATGTAGTCCATATCAGCTATATAGACTATATAAGGTGTTTTCTTTATAGGCTTTATAGGCTTTATAGGCTATGTAAGTCTATGATTTATATAGGCTTTATAGTCTATACTGACTATGTAAGCTGGGTAGGCTATCTATACCAACTTTATAGATTTTATAGGCTATGGAGTTGTAAGATCGTACTAATTAGGTATCCCAAATCTAACCCAGTCTTTCCCCGCACCTATACCCCCACTCCCCGCCCCCCCTATAACGTAGCTCAATCTATCTAACTAACATCTAACTTACATCCAGTCATAGCCTTACCGTTCATCCACCTAAAAGCACTCCTAAAAGCCCTCAAAAGCCTACCATTTTCATATAAAAATCGACCTTCCATCTGTTCCAATAGCGTTTTTCTCGGGTTTATACAAATAAAATGATAGCAAAACTACCGTTGGTCGTGTTATGAGTGTAAGAAAATCGTTAAATGAGGTGAAAAGCGGGCGTTTTATACTAAAAATGGCGTGCAATATACTAAAAATGGCGTGCGACTGGGCATTTAAAGGCATGCTTTTATCACTCAATAGCGTTTTTCGCGGGTTTATACAATCTTTATTGATCTTGACTGATCTTTATAATCTTTATAAGAGCTTTATTGATCGTTATTGATTATATAATCTTTTTAGGTAGTCAAGAGCTGTGAAATGCTGGAAAAACTGGGTAAATTGTGAAGATTAAGATGTGATCTAATACCATCAGCTTCATAAACTTCAATAGTTTTAAAGAGTTAAAGCCCTTTAAAGTATTGTGCAATCTCAATAGTTATCTCAATAGCTTTTAAATATCGTTAAAGCTCTCAATAGTCTTTAAAGCTTTATTGTGATTGCGATATCTTTATAACTTCTCTTATATAACTATAAAGCATTAAAGCCCTTGTGCAAGCAACTCATAAAGCCTTATCAATTGATAAATCCTATTTAAGTCTTTAATACTCTTTTACGCTTTTAGGCTCTTACAATGTTTTAAGCGTTTAAAGATAAATACAATAAATCATAAGACATTAAATTCATTTATTGAAATGTTTAAAATACAAACCGCTTTTTTTAATCAAAAAGATA